GTTTTGGCTTCGGGTTTAGCTTCGGGTTTAGCTTCGGGTTTAGCTTCGGGTTTAGCTTCGGGTTTAGCTTCGGGTTTAGCTTCGGGTTTAGCTTCGGGTTTAGCTTCGGGTTTAACTTCAACCTTTGGCTCAACCTTCGGTTCAGTTTTAGTTTTTGGTTCAAGTTCAATAACTTCTGTTTCCTGCAAATTATTAAGCATTTGGGCATCACTCACCACACCTTGAGCGCCCAAATTAAGGAAAGCAAATTTTTCGCCATCAACTTTAATAGTTACACCGGTTATTTTTGTAGGGTCAGCAGCGTCACGAATAATAGTAAGGGTGGCTGGTTTGCCATCATAAATTACCCGGTGACGCGTTTTTATTTCTTTGGCTTTAACCTCTAATGCAATTGGCTCTCCGCTTTTTCCTGCATCAAGCACCGCAGGAGCCGCTCCAGTAGAAACCACTCTACTTGGCTCAGCTTTTGTAGTTCCTGCGGCAGGTTCTCCGGGTCGTTGTTGTAAAGTCTGTCCAACGCCACTTCCAACAGTTGGAGTTCCAGCGGGGGCAACATTAACTTCTCCATATCCGGGTTCGGGTGTATTAGCATCAGCGGCCTCCGCTATATCTAGTTGTCTTTGAGCGGCGGCTATGTTTGCCAACCGGTCGGTTTCTTCTTGTTTACGAGCTTCTTCTTCAGCTTGGCGTTTTTTGAACGTCGCTTCTTCTTGCTGTTTACGCTGAGCTTCGGCAAGCTTATCTTGCATTTGCGTGTTAACCGGGGCTTCAGGTGCAGCAGGGGCAAACTGAAGTGCTGCTTGTGCCGGAGATGGATTGGTGCGCAACTCTTCCGCAACCTGCTTAACCCTCGTAGCAACTTCAGGCTTTACATTGGGATTTGCAGCAAAGGCAGCAAGCTGCGTCACCGCCGTGTTGAGGTTCTCCGGAACTGCCAAATCAAGCCCCGCAATACGCCTGATAATAGGCGCGTTCTTTGGAACCCCCAAATCCAACAAATCTTTCTGCGTGATCGTAACCGGGGCTTTTGGCGCAGCGGCTTGTGCAGCAGCTTCATTCGGAGGTAGCGGTTCGCCAAATATATCAGCGGGGGCTTTAGCAAAAGTTTTAGCCGCCCCCTTTGCCGAAGTAATTGGCGTAGTGGCTTCTGCTTGACGACGCTTTGTTTCTGCGCGTTCTTCGGAAGGACGAAATACCGGTGGCGCACCCAAGTTAAGTTCTTGTTGCCCCGTTTGAACTGGTGCAGGTTGCCCAAAATCAAACTCGGTTTGGTTAGGATTAGACGTATCTTCGGGGGGCACAGGAGGCGTTGAAGGTGTAAGTTCAAAATCCGGACGCGTCTCTTCCGATGGCGACGGGGTCAGTTCAAACGCCGGTCTTCCAGCGTTACGTTCTTTTTCCGCAGTTATACGAGTTTCTTCAACCGCTTTGCGATCACTTGCTTCTTTACGGGCAGCAAAACCTTCCTTGACAGCACCGGGGGCACCAAATACGCCGCCGCCGACAGCACCTTTAATTCCGGCATTGATCATCCGGTCAATGTTATCTGAGGAAAAGAAGTCCCCTTTGACCCCTGCCAGATGCTCGGCTGCGATCTGCAAAGCTTCCTGAGTGCTTTCAGTTAAACCTTCCATGCCAACGGTAGTCGTGAGTTCCCTAATAGCACCACGTTTCACGGCTTCCGGAATGACGGTGCTTCTCTCCAACATCTGTTTTGCAAGGGCAGCTTTGCCAGATGCCCCTAACTTATCAAGTATACGTCCGGGCAACAGCGTATCCAATGCAGCAATAGGCACACCCATTGCCAGTGCGATAGCAGGCTCCATATTACCGGTCTGCTCGTAGACGCCTTGGAATACGTCGGGCGCATTCACCCCATAGGAGGACGCAGCTAACCCTGTTTTGAGGCCCGTTGCAGCACCTGTTGCACCGATCTCTTGGCCTGCACGACGTGCCATAGTAGCCGCAGCTTGTGCCGCAGCTTCCTCACCTAGACCTTGTTTAGCTGCAAACTCCGCAGCGCGTGTAGCCGCCAACTTCTCAGCGGCACCCACAGCCACACGACGACCCACCGCAGCGCCAGCACCAGCACCGGTCAGCATACCCAGCATATCCGGCGTGAGTTCGCCTACCGTCTCCGCTACATAACCCGGAACGTCCCCAATCCCGCGCACATCCTTATATGACTTATACGCAGTGGGGTATTTGAGTTCAGCTTCGCGTTGTTTAACCGCAGCTTCTTCCAGTTGCTGCTTGGCGTAATCGTTGTAGCCCAGTGTAGACGCAGCCAACGCCGGTATGACATCAGTAATTGTGCTGCCCAGACCTGACGCTGCACGACCAAAGCCACCTTTGATTAGCTGGCCTAACCCCAATTCGCGGTAATCTGGATTGTATTCCGGGGCTTTCCCGTACTTATCGGCTATTTTAAACGCACGTGTTTGTATCTCATCGCTTGACATTGTGTCCGGAAAAGACACCGGCCCAACATTCGGTATATTTACGGTTGGCATTATCTAACCTTCGAAGTTAGGCAGTTTAGTCTACGGGATACTGTTGATACGAAGTCGCACCGCCAAACCTAGCAGGAGGCGTTGCATCAGCAATTATTTTATCGCGGTATTGTTGTCTAGCCCTGTCAAGAAACGGCGTAACTTTCGGCGAATCCAACGCAATATTTTTATTTTGTATGTCCGCAATAAGGTTATCCGGCGCACCAGCATTCTTCAACGCACTAATTATTCTAGGGTCTTTTGGGTTTGGGTTTGAAAAAACTTCATCCACATACTTTGCTGCTGCAACCCCCGCCGCAGTCGGGCCGGTTGCGCCTTTACCGCCGCCCACAAATGCAGCGGCAACAACGTGATACGGAATTCCCGATTCTTTTGAAGTTCTTTCTATAATTCGCTCCAAACCCGTTGCTCTATTTCCAAGCTGAGCAATTTGAACCCTTGCTATCCTATCAAGTTCATGTATTCTCTCGTTTGACATATCAGTAGCACGTCGAGACGCCTCTTGTATTTTGCTGCTTTCAATATTTGCACCCGCCGGTAACGCAGATTTAAGAATCTCCACTGCTTGTGCGGCTTTACGTTCGCCAGCAGCAAAAACGTCCATTTTACGTTTGTCTGAAGTTTCAAGCGCGGTTTTGCTCATACCAAGAAGTTCTTTTTCAGCAGTTTCTTTTTCATTTTTACGTTGCAATTCAAGGGCGTTTATACCACCCACCGCGTCACCTATTGTAGTGAAGATGCTACTACCCGGTTGCGGACGACCTTTAGGCATCGCTGCGTAGAGAGATTCTTGCCATGTTGGAGCAGCACCTTTACGTTCTGCCGTAGCGCGTACCCTTGCATTATCAACAGCAAGTTGTTTTACTAATTCTGGGTCTTGCCTGTTGTAGTTGGCGAAAGATTCACGCCCCCGTTCTTCGGCAGCATCGGGGTTAGTATTTATCGCATTGTTTAGCACACTTTGAATTCCGGGTTGCGTCGGCCCTGCTCCTGCCGCAGCAGCGGGTGAATAGTTTCCCGTTTGGATTTTAAAGTCTGGCTGCAATGTTGCGGCGGCAGTAGGACGTTGGGCCGAAGGTCTTGGCAGTGCAGTGGGGATACCGCCTTGAGGCCCACGCATATCTTCGTAATCCGCAGCGTTCTGACCTATGGTAGGAGGCGGTGGGCGCTCTTGATTTATAGCAGCAGGTTTAACGGCTGTTTTAGGATCATAGCCTTTTAAATACTCGTAAGCGTTTTTTAACGCAGCAACTTTGGACTCAGATAATGCCCTCTGTTCTGGCGTTGCCGATTCAAAATAACCTATGCCTTGTCTTTGCATTGCTTGACGCAATTCAATCAAATCTTGATTGCGCTTGTTAATTGCTGCGCCTTCTTCTTCTCTAGCAAGTTGATCTAATTGAAATTGAGATTTAGCTTCGCCGCCTTTATCAAACGCAACAATCCCACCCGCAGCCATTGCTTCAGGTTGAGCAGCTTGATTAGCGCCGGGAGCAGCGGCTATGCCACCAGACATAGGTTGGCCTTGGGCTTGTGCTGACATCTGACCGGCTTGTTTAAGTCCACCGGAAAGTTTATCCACAAGTTCTTTTTTAGTGGCCTCCATGTTTTGTTTATCAAGTTGTTCAACCACGGTTCCTTCGTTTCCTTGATTCATAGAAGCAAGTATTCTTGCCCTAGCTTTGGATTCCTCTTCTCTTACTTTAAGGGCGGCTATCTTTGACAAAGCATCAAGAAGTTTAGGGTCAAGTTGTCCTTGCGGAGCCTGTTGAGGCGGCTTTTGAGCGCCCCCTTGTGGTATTGGAGGGGTTTGCGGCGCGCCACCCAAAGTGGGACTACCACCCATACTACCCATGCCACCCGCAAGTTGAGCAATACCACCTTGGTTCGGAGAAGGTTGACCGTTCATAGTTATTCCTTAAGTACGAGGGGCGGTGGTAGTGGTGGTAGTGGAAGACGCTGGAGTAGTAGAAAAGATTTTATCAAAAAACTTATCAGCCCCGCCAGCCGCAGTAAACGCATCGGCAAGCCAATCAGACTGTTGATAATTATTAGACTGCGCTTGAATTGGAAGGCCTTGCAACAGTTTCTGCTGGAAAGTGAGCTTGGTAAACGGATCGTTACGCTCTTCCTCAAACTGCGTCTTGTCTGCGGCAATCCCTTCTTGCTCAATAGCACGTTGCTGACCACCCAATTCAGCTTGTTTACTCAAGGCTTGGAGACCGTAGGCGTTATTGGCTGTTTGAGCCTCAAGCCCACGCCCTTGCTCAGTATTGAACTGACCCATAGCCTTGTCAAAAGCCGTTTGATAACCCGCCCCCAACGCTGCATTTTGTTGTGTTTGCAGGTTACGGTTGGATTCACTTTGTAACAAGGCTTGACGAGAGCCACCGAACCCCCCTGCCTGAGTTAATTTAGCCATGTTGGGTTGCAGGTTTAACTGAGACTGACGACGCATCTCTTCCATTTGCGGGTTAAGGGCAGCGGACAGATACGGGTTCATGTAGTTCTGCGCTTGGTCAGCCGTGAAGGTCTGCGGAGTAAATGCACCCATCTTGTTTGTTGGCACGTTTAAACCAGCAGAGGCATTAAAGGCCGCTGTTTGACCAGCAGACTCACCCGCAGTCAGGGGGCCAGAGTAAGATTGATACGGAGTATTAGCAAGTGCCGCACCCTTACCCAGCATGTCCGTAACGTAAGGCCCAGCCCAGTTTGACAGGTTGGATTCTGCGCCGATAGCATTAGCAGGAACTGTAACTTTACTACCTGTTGTACCTGCACCGTTAAACCCCATAATACCGCCGCCAGCATAGCCCACTGAACCACCCAGCAAGAACTTATCGGGGTTGATCTGTTTGCCTTGCTTCTTGGTGCCAGTACGAGCTTTACGGATTTTGTCCATCATGCTGTAAAGGCGTTCTGCCCCAGCATCGGAGTTCCCGTTACCAAGATGGCTAACCACGTCAGCCGGAATAACAAATTCACCGTGACTCAATCTAGCCTCCTGATTTCCCTCAATATTTGCAGGTAGTTTATCAGCCATTCCATCGGTCGAGCCAGACAAATAGTTCCCGCGTTTAAGGGCAGTTATGCCACCACCGGAAGCGTAGTCAATAAGATTGCGAAACCGAGGGTCATCTTGAGGAGAGCCATACTGAGGTGGCGCAACTTCGTCGCCGGGATGTCGGGTGGGAGGCGGCGTAAACGGTATATCACCACCCCGCCAACCACCATTTGGCTGGGCAGGGCCACCCGTTAAACCTGTTTTATCAGGCCCGGGATATATAGGGCGCGTATCGTTAGGGTCATACTGTAACCTCTCGCCTAAAGGTTTTTGAGTAGGTGGGTTTACCAATGATTCCAACCCCTTCATCGTCGGTGCCATACGATCAATCACACGCGACGCAGGGATAGCAAGCTCTCCATCAAATTCATTTTGCGGAGCAGTAACAGCGGGACGTTTCTGCATAGCCGGATTAGCTGCGTTTAAAGCAGCAAGACCTGTGGCTTGTTGCCCCACTGCCGTTTTAGCCGAAGCTACGTCTGCCGGAGCCGACTGAATTACATCCGTGAAGTAACGCTGGCCTGAACTACCCGGACGGCGGGTAGGGTCATAGGTGCTAGGAACCTGCTGTTGCACTGTGTTGTATGTTGGAATACCGCCTTGATAGCCAGTCAGTTGTGGTGGTTTTTTAAGAACCCCACTTGCACCCAGTAAAAAACCACCTCCAGCAACTAGTTTAGCCCAATCGGTTTCGTCTTCAAACTCACCCGCTATAACATTACCATTAATGTCTTTCTTTGGGACTCTCTTGGTAAAATAACCTTTTACTTTGTCAAAGACATTTTTACCTAAACCTTTAGAAAGATCCTCTACTTTTTTACCGAGTCCTTCCGTAATGCCGCCGCTACCTGTATCAGTAGCATCGGTAGACCCAACAACATTTCCGTTTGCGTCTACGCTTATCGTGCTGCCGTCATCATAGGTATATTTGTAGTTACCCGTGACAGGGTCTAGAACATAACCAGTGAAGTCTGGTAGATCATCAGTATAATTTGTTCCACCGCCTCCACTAGAGCCACCATCGCCAACTTCATCGCCGTCATCAACCTCACCTACCCATACAGTGTCGCCGCTGTCGTCGTCATATTCCCAAGACATAATTAGCTCCTTAAAATCTTAAGTAATTCTTCGTTTATAGCATGGACACTACCACCAGCAGCGGCACGGACGGGTTTTGCTTGTTTAGCGTCGTCAGCCCCGTAATAAAGGTCGTTTTTTAAGGCGTAAAGCTCGTAAGGCGTTATTGTAACAGGGGCTTGTTCCGGTGTCGGCGCAGGGGGTTGAGCTTGATTTCCCTTTGAACCCATTAAAAATGCCAACATCGGGTTAAACCCAGAACCGGGTGTCGTAGTAGTGGTTGTAGTAGTTCCCCCGCTTCCACTCCCCGTTCCTGTCCCCGTTCCACTCCCCGTTCCTGTCCCCGTTCCTGTTCCTGTTCCTGTTCCCGTTCTTGTTTTTGTCGTGTCAACTATCGGCATACAGGCGTTGTCTGCAAAGCTCCAGACCATTCCCGGCCCGCAGTCTGGGATAGGGGTATCTGCTTTAACTTTGTCTTCCGGCAATATGCAAAGCCCATTGCCGTCATCTACAAATGGAAGCTGGCACGGTTCTGGCGGAACATCAACCGGAGGTGGCTCTGGAACGCCGCCCTGATCTGGCGCAGGAGTTAATGGCGTTTCTGTATCTACATACGGCTCAAACTCATCTTCCGGCGCGGGGACTTTGGGTGCGTCTGGAATGTATTCACCACCAATAATTTCAACTTTAGTAGGGTTAGTTTGATCCGCAAAATATTGATATGCTTTTTTCTCTTCGTCCGTTACCGGCATCCGAAAATCAGGTTTTGACTGGTCTATAAAGTTGTCAGACGGCTGCGGTTCTGGCTTAACTTTAGGCGTTACCTCTGGAATTACTTCAGTGGTTTCTTTATTCTTAGCATCAGCCTCTGCCTGTAGTCTTACCCGCTCTGTCTCCGCATCTGCGGCTATTTTTGCTTTAGTGGCTTCGTCGGTAGTTTTTTCTTCTGCCTGTGTTGCCGTTTCGGTATTAATATAGTCGGCTATTTTTTCTGGCGGAACAAAACCATTTAGCGTAGTTATAGCGTCCCTAGTTGCGGTGTCTAAGGTTGTATATATGGTATTAAAGTTTTTTAAACTTTCATCTAATCTATTGTGAACTTTAATAAGGTTGTCTACACCACCATCTGTATATAATTTAGATAATTTTTCACCAGTAGTATTTGCCGCCCTAACCGAAGCATTTGCTGCATCCATAAATGAGGCTTGGGTTGGTGCATTTTCATATTGTATTGAGCTACCACCATCTTCATCGCGGCTATCAGGAACGTATGTTCTGCGAGTCCCTCCATCACCGTCGTCTACGTCTTTCCATTGACCACCTGTTCTTTTAAACCACCTGTCTGTTACGTCTTCATCTGTAGTAGCTTGCTCATACCCACGGCTCCGCATCTCAGCGTCGTAATTGTTGTATATTTTTTTATTATCTTCATATGCTTGTTTTTGTTGGTTATAAGTGTCTTGCGTGTCTTGAAATTCAACAATTTTGTTTTTATTCTCTTCAGAGCCAAGTAAAGTCTGGTCATTTTGAATTTGTTTTACGGCATCTTTATTATCTTCTAAGAATTTATCTTGTTCTTTTTTTGTGGCAATGGTTTTGTCGTAAGCTGCTACAACTTCTTCTTTTGTTTTACCTTGCGATGTGCCTATGTCTACAAAGAATCCTTTGATTTGGTTCTTAACTTCAGAACTACCCGTAGCAATAGCCGCAGAGATCAAAGCGTTTTGAACGGACTGACCGGATGCTAGAGAATTAATGGTTGTATTAATTGCAGTCTGCGACAGACCGGAGCTTTGCGTTGCGTAGCCAACCCCGCCAGCCAAAGCACTAGCCAGCGCAGCGGTAACAGGGTTTCTGCCAGAAAGAACAGCCCCAGTAGCGCCTTGAGCAGCACTGTTGGCAATGGAGTTAAGTAGCTTATCTTCAATCCCAGCCGAACCAACCGCGCTAGATACTCCGGCACCGACAACAGAACTCACCGAACCCATTGCCAAAGACTTGACCAACGAACCAACATCTACCTTGCCTGTTGTCGCCATTTGCATGGCGGCGTTGACTGCGGCGTTTGAGGCTAGGGTTGAGACACTTGGCAAAGCCATTGCCATTGAAGCTGGCATACCCGCAGCCACAAGCGAAGCCACGGTAGCCCCATAAGCACCAGATGCAGCGCCAGCAGCTAGGTTTGCAGCAGCAACTTGAGAGGCAGTTAAAGCTCCAGCGGCCCCAGTAGTTGCGGCAGCGGTTCCAGCCGTTACACCGCCTACAGTCGTTCCGGCAAGACCAGCTAATTCAGCGGCTTCTACGGCAGTTAAAGTTCCCGCAGCAATAGAGGATGCCGTAGCTCCAGCAACCCCACCAACGCCTCCCGCAGCCGCAGCACCACCTTCAACAGCAGCAGCCTCACCTAGCGCAGCTAAACTTACACCGCCAGTTGCAACGGCAGCAACAGCAGCCACCGGCAGCAGCCAGCCTCCGGGTATTTCTTCTCTAACCCAATCATCAAGTCCAGCTAAACCATCCCCAACAGCACCAATAACATCTTCAAAAGCATTACCTAGAGACTCAACCGCATCTCCTATAAAACTAAACGGATTGCCGCCGTGAAGTTGTATTTTGCCATTCCCGCAATGTTGGAAAGCATCTTCAGGCAACATCTCAAAGTGGTGATATCTCATACTACAGCCTTCCACTTATATTCTTCACGATCAGACTTCTCTACATCTACGTTTAAACGACGTAGGGCATCAATTAGTTGTTCATTTGTGGTTGGGAAGTAGATAGCCCTTATTTCAGATTCTCTAACCTTTTGTATAAAGTAAGGCAACGATTTAAAAAGAGCCATTGGATTGTCTTGCGTAAACAAATGACATTCAACATCACCGTCTCCCAATTGCGCCAAAATCAATACTGAATTGTTTTTATGCAAAAGAATGGCAAGTTTTTTCTTAAGCATATACATGATGCGTTTGCCTATATCCTGCACATTGCCGCCATGCTTTTCTATATCTGCTTTAATAATTTCAGATGGCGTCATCTCAAGCTCCCGCTAACGCTGAAACAAAGGACAATGTGGCAATCACAGAAGCTGTGGTTGGGCGGGTGGGAGTAACTCCGGCAGCGTAGGCTTGTAGGGAAACCCCTGCGTTAACTGTAGACCACCACAATTCCACATACTGATTAGCCTGTAGCTCTACAAAGTAATTCCAAGCCACAATAGTTTGACCGTCGATCCCACCGTGCTTATTAGGCACCGCAACAAGACCGTTAGAACCAACCACATCTGTGCCGTTTACACGTATCCAAACACTTGCGTTATGCAATACGGTATCGGTGTTCTCAAACTGACCAGACCATTGCAGGTTGTATATACCCGCTGTAGTTACCGTTATTTCAGAATTGCTCACCACAGATACAGCATTAGAATAATCTGTGACGTTAAACGTCATTACAGTTGCGGTGTTTATTGTGGCAGTCTGGTCGGCACTGGACTGAAAAGCGCCATGAGGGGACTGAATATTAGCCCCGCCGTTGACGCCTAGTATGGCGTTTAAACCATTGCACAACCTATTAAAGAACAAGCGAAGCACATTATTAGTCTGGTCTTGGTAGGCACGAGCGTAAGCATCCGTTGCCTGTGGAAGCGCAGGAGGCTCTACTTTGCGGATGTAGTTAGTGGTTGTGGTCATCTGCGACCATCTAGCCTGATATCAAGTCTAGGAGAACCCAACTGCCATTGCACACCCAGAGCCGTTGACCGCACCTCCATCACCAACTGCCTACCTCTGACACGAGTATTAATCTGACCAGTGAATTCCTCAATTGGCAAGATCGCTGTCCGAGTCACAGCCGCCGCCCCACTAGGGGTCGTAGAGCCACCCACAGAAACTGGACTGTTATAGCCAGAACCTGAGTTCTGTAACGGCTTGAGATACATTGTCACACTGGGAGAGGCCGCTGTAGACCCGCTGAACGTGATATCAGGTAACACACGCCAGACAAAGCCAAACTTATACCCGTCCTCAATATCAAACTCAGCGGACGAGATATAGGATTCTATGGCTACAGGCGTCCCATTGGTGTCGTCATCCAGACCTAATTCATGGTCTACCAAGTTGTGGTCATAGGTAGCAGCCATCGGGTAATTCCGAATCCCCGAGTCTAGCCAAGCAGTCCTGCCCATTGTGCCGTAATACCACGCTCCAGCGCCTTGGTTTTCGGTGTAGTTATAGATTACATAACGGTCTACAACAGTGTTTGGGACAGCCGCCGTTCCAGTACCGTTTGGGCCAGTAATAGAACAATAGAACCACCAAATCTCATTAAACCCCTCGTTAGTGGACGCATAGACTTGGGCAAACTGAGCCTTGTTAATGTCTTCAAATATAAACCGTAGCAGATCACAGGTCAGCGTCTGGCTGCGTCCGTCGTATTTATAGAACTTATCTACGCCCATCCAGTAAGACACGCCGTTGGCATAAGCCACCGCATTAGGCCCAGCGATGGAGAGGTTATCTGCCATAAGCTGCGTTCCCCAGATCACGGGTGGGCCAAGATATTGGAGGGAATACAAGGCAGAATCAGTCCAAACCAGAATTTCTTGACGAGACTGATTGGTAGCAACGATTTTAGAACCATGCGATAACCGAACATCCCCTGCCTGATTGGTCGGGTCTGGAGTCCAATCGGTAAAAGATTCTTGGTCTGACCACCGAATAAGCAAGGGGTCTTGAATGGTGCTGCCCAGATCATTAGCGCCCATACAAAACACAAACCTACTTGTATCGGAAATTAATAGGCAGTTCTGGAATATAGGTACGTCTGAGGCACCACTAATATAAACAACATTTATACCGCGTGGTGATATGGAATGCACACCAGACTGACTGCCGCTGGTATTGATAGCAGCCCCGCCTACGGTAAGAGCTAGACTAAAGGTCGTTCCGGTAGTCAGGACGTAGTAGACAGTTCCAACTAGCAATCCAGTCGGCAAAGCACCTGTAGTTGTAAGCGTAATGGCGGTGTTAATTGGTAAGCTAATGGTGGAAGTAACGACACCGGGGGTAGCAATCGTGACGGTAAAGGTCTTAGGTATGGTGCCTATCGTTGCATTCCAATAGTAGATTCCGCCGCCCCTTGGCCCATAGATCAAGTCCTGCCCAAAGTTTGCTTGGTTCCATATGCGGATAGGTTCGGTTGAGGAAGTCCCATTGCCCCACGTTCCGGTATTCCACCCGCCAGCGCCCCAACCAACCAGCGCAGTGGCTATCTCTGGGCCTACATCAATGGTTGAAACCGCGTATACAGTGCCTCCACCCGCTGCAACGGTAGAGGTTGCATTAGAACTTGCCGTGATAGTGTATGTAGCACCGCTGACATAGGTAATCTGAAACTCACCAGCTATGGTCAAACCGCCTACGGCAGTGCCGCCAGTGAAGGTCACAAAGTTACCGTTAGAACCACCAGCACCCGTTACAGTTACGATAGGGGAACCGCTAACAGTAGCGAAAGGGTTTGTCAGGGTAACAACAGTTTGATTCGGAGTAACGTCGTCGTATGCGCCGCCTTGGGTGATATAGAATTTAAGATTGGTGCCAACGCCGGTTAATCTAACTGCACCCAGTGTTATCCACGCCAAAAGAGACCGACAAATACCTAAAAAAACACTCGTTGAGATGCGGCTCCAGCCACCAATCTTTTCAGGGAAACCTTGGCGAAAGCGAATTTTATCGGACTCATACCAGCCGTTCTCGTTGGTATAGCGCGTATTTTCTCTGTTGACTCCCGGCTTTAGGGCAAGTTTCTGTAGCGGCATTTCACACCCCAATCATCTGTTCTGCAACATCCTGCACATGAGTCACCCTGTTTAACCAGCCCTTACCAAACGTCGCAAACGTGGGCAGAGATTTGTAGAACTCTTCTTTACCAAGACTAAACGCTTCAAGCAGTTCAGCAGGATCAGCAGCAGTTGCGGCGGCTATAGTAGCTCTACCAATAACACCATCTGCGGTTACGCCTAGCGCAGCCTGTAAGAGCTTTGCGGCCCTAGACGGCCCCATGTTCACCGCGCTATCGAATACAACATAATCTACACCAATCGGCAGGTCGCTACACTTGCAAGCATCCCAGTAGTTTGCTTTGTAGAGTGGTGCAACAAGCTCTGGCGTGAGTGAGCGCATCTCTGCCTCGTCAACTTCGTGCTTAACCCATTCTTTCCAGACATTGCGCGTTACCCCAAGGTTAGTCATGCCTCCGGGATCATTTCTATGATTTACAAAGCCGCCTTCTGACTTGAGAACCAGCGCAAGTGACGCGGGAAAGTTACTGAGCATCTTTTTTAGCCTTCATGTCCATAATCTTTTCCAGCGTTCTACCGCCAAAATAGAATGACATTATCAACATACCCCACTGGCCCAGCAGTTGCACGTAGCTCTCATTAACGTCGATCTTAGCCGCCGACAAGCCAGCAAAAACAAAGTAACCAGTCAGGATTGCAATCAACGTCATGGGGCGAATGTTCTTCGATAACCATGAATCGCTGCCCATGTCTGCCTTGAGGCGTTCGGTTAATTCATGTTGTTCTGCAACGTCAGCATTTAACTGTGCAAGTTCACCATTTTGACTCATGGTTAGCAGTTGCAACTTAGCCTGTTCAGCCTGTGCCGGATCGGGAAAGAACTTATCGACCAGCTTACTGCCGATGTCTAAGATTGCGCCAATGGGAAACATTATTTGCTCGGGATATTGCCGCCAACCGGATAAGCTGCACCCATTGGCGCGGAGGTCACTACACTCGTCCCTACAGGCACCACAGAGCCATCCCAGGGGCTTTCGTTCAGCGGCCCAAGGCAGTCGGCTAGGGTAGCCCCATTAACCTGTTTTGGCCTCACCACGCAGGGGTAAGACCATTGGTTAGCCATGCCCCCTGCTTTTCCTGTAGTCACAAACGTGCGTGGAACTG